ATCAGGGTTCAGTTAGATGTGGTGTAATGACACCTCCACATAAAGGATCTGCCGTGGCATCTGCAATATCAGAATCGGTAATTACAGGTCTTACTTCTGTTAATGCTTCTAATTATACAGACACTTTCTCATGCACTCCAAGAGTTACTCAAATAGTAGGTCCGACAGCAGTAATAACTGAAGCTGATAGTCACTTTTTAAGTGTAGTAAGCTGTAATTTTAGTGCAAATGGCTAGAAAAGTACGACCTATAACTCAATTACCTGATGATATAAAAGAAAAAGTTGAAACAGCTTTAGCTGAATCTGCATCACACATGATATTTGGTTTACAAAGTGCTGGTCCGTGGTGGACAGGTCACTTTGCTCAAAGTTGGGTTGTATCAACAAGTCCAGTTCAGCCTACAGATTCTTCGAGATTTAAAGAAGATAGAGATAAACAGTTACCTAGCCAATTCAATGACAGACCAAATAACAATGCTGTGGATTGTAACCCTCCAGGCAGTAAGGCTCAAAGAATTTCTGGTGGGGATGGTGGCACACCTATGGATCAGACTTTCTATCCTGTTCAAACAAATAGAGTTCCAGGCAGACCAGAAGTTATAAGAACTTCTTTAAGTAATATTATTTACATAGGAAACAAAGCATCATACGCTGGCTTTGCAATAAACAGACCAGGAGCAACCATGCCTGATACAGCAGGAAATCCTGTAACTTACGCACAACATAAAAAGGGTAAAAAAGGAAGAAAAGGTCATACCCTAACCTCAAGAGATGAAAACCCTAACTGGATAAAAGTATATTTAGCACATGATGGATTTGTTAATAACGACATAAATATGGGTTTTCAATCGGCTGGATTCAAGACAAAGTAAACATATTAAGGTATATTATAGTAGTACAAATAAATTAATTTATGGCTGACAAAAGAGCTATTGACAAGCTAAAAGAAGCATTTTGCGTTGATAACGTAAGCCGTTACATTATTAAAAAAGAAGGAGTGGTAATCCTAGAGATATATTGGAAGCCACTAACTATTGCAGATAGAGACACCATTTATAAAACTCTTCATGCAATGAACAAAGCAAATGAGACTGATAACTTGGAATATGCTTTACAGGTTTTGATAAACAAAGCCGAGGATAAAGAAGGTAATAAGTTATTTAGTGAAGCTGACCGTGCCAGCCTTAGACGAGAAATACCTTTAACAGTTTTGACAGATATTATGTTTAAAATTCAAGGTGCTGCGGAGGAGGTAGATACCGTAAACTCAAAAAGCACACCTGAGTGAAGATAACTATTTATATTTGCAATTTTTCTTGTGTGAAAAATTAGGTTATACGATCCAGGAGTTTAGAGAAAAGGTAACTCATGAAGAGTTAATTTATTGGAGTTCATATTTAGAAATAAAAAGTGAGCGAGAAAAGGCAGAATATGACAAAATAAGAAAAGAAGCACAAACAAAACGAGCACGTTAAATGGCCGAGGCAATTTACGAAGTAAATATAAAGCTAAATGCTCAGAATTTTGAGCAAGAACTTAACGCACTTAAGAAAAAATTAGAAAGATTTACCAAAGAAGCTAAAAGAAAGAACGAAAAAGACCCAATATTTAAAAGAGGTAGAGAGCTAACAGTACTAAAATCTATTGAAACTACCAGAAATAAATTAAATGAACTGGATAGATTTGGTTTAAATACAGATAAAAGACGAGCCAAGTTAAGGCAAGCTGAAGATTTAGTAGCGAAAGGAAAGTTTAGAACTGCAAAAAACTTAGTAAATGAAGCACAGTTATTAAATTTAAAAGATGCTGAAAACTTACGTTTAGCAAAAGAAAGATTAGCAGAAGAGAAGAAGCTAAAGAGAGAAAGAGAAATGCAAAAGAAATTAGCAAGTAAGCGTGTAGGAAGCGTTATTAAAAGTGCTGCTATTGGTGGTGGCTTTCCTTTGTTATTTGGTGGGGGCATAACACAGGCTATACCTGGATTACTTGGTGGTGCGTTGGGAGAGGCAGCAAGTCCTGGCGGTGGATTTGCAGGATCTATTGCTGCCACAGCGTTAGCATCTTCGGCAACTCAGTTTGCCAATAGTGCAAGAGAGGTAGGTAATGCGTTAAAAGATCCTACAGAGGGTTTACAAAAGTTAAAAGATGCAGGATTTAAGGTAAGTGAGTCTACGGAAAGACAGGTAGATGCATTAGTTAAAGCAGGGAGAAAAACTGAAGCACTAGAATTGGTACAAAGAGAATTTGCAGCAACTATAGGAACATTAGGTGTAGATAATTTGAAAAAATTAGATAGTTCTTTTGACGCACTAGATGATGCAACTGCAAAGTTAGTTCTTAAAATACAAGCTGATTTAGCTCCTGCATTTTTGACTATCATTGATTTAGCAACTAAATTTGTAGATTCTATTGGTGCAGTACGAATAAGAGTAAAAGCAAAAGAACTGGATCTGCCAGCTTTTGAAGAGGCTAGAAAGAAGGCAGACCAGGCAGCAATGGCTGTAAACCCCAATCGACTATTTGGTGGTAGGCTATTTGACCCCACAAAACCAGGACCAGCCTCAGATGCTTACTTTAGAGTTCTGAATGAAGAGTCTAAAAAAATAGTACAAAAAAACTTACCAGGATTTTTGGGTATGGATACTGGAGGAGATGGGGGCACATCTGGAGGTGGAGATCCTTTTGATATTAATTTAGAAAAAACTAAGTTAGAAAAACTTGTAAAACAAACAGAGCATTATGAAAGAATATTAGAAGTAGGATTTGAACAAGCAGAATTAGAAAAACAAATTGCAGAATTTAAAGAATCTGCTTCTGAAGCAGAGTTAGAAAAAATAAAAAATGGAGAAATAAATATAAAACAACTTATTGACGAAAATAATAAAGCAGAGCAACTGGTAAAAAATGCAGAGTTAGTAAGAGATGCCTTTAAAGATTTAACACGAAACATAGCTACAGATTTAGCTGATGGAATACAAGGATTAATTCGTGGAACGTCTACTTTAAATGATGTGTTAGGTAGTGTACTAAATAAAATGATAGATGCTGCATTTAATATGGCTTTCTTTGGTAATGCAGGAGGAACTTTAACTAAAGGTATGGGATTATTTGGAAATTTATTTGGAGGTTTTCTATCTACAGGGGGAAGGGCACAAAGCGGTAAGTCTTATGTTGTAGGAGAAAAAGGTCCAGAGGTATTTACTCCAGGTGTTAGTGGAATGGTATCTCCAAACAGTGCTTTAGGAGGGTCTACTAATGTGGTTGTTAACGTAGATGCTTCTGGTTCAAATATTGAAGGAGATGAACAACAAGGAAGAGAACTTGGTCGTCTTATATCAGTAGCGGTACAATCTGAATTAGTACAACAGAAAAGACCTGGAGGTTTACTTGCTTAATGGCTACCTTCCCTTCAATAACTCCTAAATACGGACAACAAAAAAGATCCGCACCAAATACTAGAACAGTTCGTTTTGCAGATGGTTATGAACACCGCATTTTATTTGGCCTTGCACAACATCAAAATCCAAAAATATTTAACCTTACTTTTGAGGTATCAGAAACAGATGCAGATACGATAGAAACTTTTTTAGATGCAAGAGCAAACGATAGTGCCAGCTTTGATTTTACTCCACCAGGAGAGGCTAGTTCTTCAAAGTTTGTATGTGAAGCATGGTCTAAATCAATTCCATATTTAAACAGAGCAACAATACAAGCTACATTTAGAGAGGTATTTGAACCGTGAGTACTGATCCTGTATTTAGTGAAGTTCAAAAAATAAATCCTTCTGCAATTATTGAACTTTTTACATTACAGCTAGATAATTCTTTACATGGTGCGAATACAATTTATAGATTTCATTCTGGATCAAATCTTGATGCAAATGGAGAAATAGTGTGGGCTGGTAATTCTTATCAAAGATTTCCAATAGAAGCCACAGGTTTTGCATATCAACGTGGTCAGATACCAAGACCAAAACTTGTCGTAAGTAATGCGTTAGGAACTATATCAGCTATTTTGTTACTTGTTAATCAAACAACGGCTGGG